AAAGGCCAACCCAGAATCTACGCTATAGAACAAAGCCAGAACGCTGACGGCAGGGGGGTGGGGGGCGTAGGGCCGAGCGCCGCGTGACTGTCACGGGCACGGTACGCAAACAATTTTTATTTTTTTTGCAATATGGTTTGCAACACACTATAGTACGCCCAATGACATTTTACTCACTGCCATTTACACCAGAGCGGACGCAAGCCACCGAGTCGCGGCTAGAGGCGATATATGAAGCTGCCCGCTACGGCCTGAAGGGTGACAGTCTGGCGATGGCCGCTGGATTGACCCCGCGTCAGTTCCGCGTGCTGGCCGACGCAGACCCGCTGGTCGAGATGGCTGAGATCAAAGGTCGCAGCGACGGCGAGTACACCGCGGCCAAGACCATGTACGAAGCGGCGCGCGATGGCGACAGCAAGGCTGCGCTGGAGATACTAAAGCATCAGCATGGTTGGGTAGCCAAGCAGCAGATCGACGTAAACATCGACCAACAGATAAGCATTACAGGCGCGCTGGAAAAAGCACAGTCGCGCGTCATCGAAGGGCTGTACACTGACGTGACGCCCCGCCTAGAGGATAACACACATGCAGCAGCCGATATATTCAGCGCAAGACGAGATGGAGTTGATGGCGCGGCTGTGGTCGCCCAGCCTGAAGGATGACCCCCTAGCATTTGTGCTGTATACATTCCCGTGGGGCCAAGCAGGCACACCGCTGGAACATTTCCCCGGACCGCGCAAATGGCAGCGCCAGATACTCTCAGACCTGCGCGATCACATCAAGGCGAACAACGGCAAGGTTGACTTCGACACAGCGCGGCTGGCGATTGCGTCAGGACGCGGTATCGGTAAGTCAGCCCTAGTCTCATGGCTCACCATCTGGATGCTGTCCTCACGCATCGGCAGCACTACAATCGTGTCGGCAAACTCCGAAGCGCAGTTACGGTCGGTAACATGGGCAGAAATTACCAAGTGGCTGGCGATGTCGTTGAACAGTCACTGGTTCGAGATAGCTGCCACACGCATCATGCCAGCCAAGTGGCTGACGGAACTGGTCGAGCGTGACCTGAAGAAAGGCACGCGCTACTGGTCCGTCGAAGGCCGGCTGTGGTCTGAAGAGAACCCTGACGCATACGCAGGGGTCCACAACTTCGACGGTGTGATGCTGATCTTCGACGAAGCCAGCGGTATTCCAGACAGCATCTGGTCCGTATCGGATGGTTTCTTCACAGAGAATACGCCGCACCGCTTTCATCTGGCGTTCTCCAACCCGCGGCGCAACACTGGCTATTTCTACGAGACGTTCCACAGCAAGCGGGCGTTCTGGCAGACACGCGTCATCGACGCCCGCGATGTCGAGGGTACAGACAAAAACCTGTATCAGCGCATCATCGACGAGTACGGGCCAGACAGCTACCAAGCCAGCGTTGAAGTCTACGGTAACTTCCCGTCAGAAGGTGACGATCAGTTCATCGGCAGCAATCTGGTCGATGACGCTATGAAGCGCCCACCCATCAAGGACGACAGCGCGCCTATCGTCATAGGTGTGGACCCAGCACGCTTTGGGGCGGACGCCACCGTCATCGCCATACGGCAGGGCCGTGACATCTTGGAGTTGCGGCGACACCGCGGCGCGGACACGATGGAAGTGGCCGGCTACGTCATCGACGCCATAGAGCAGTTTAAGCCTGCACTGGTCTGCATCGACGAAGGCGGGCTAGGCGCAGGCGTCGTGGATCGCTTAAAGGAACAGCGGTACAAGATACGCGGCGTGAACTTCGGCAATAAGGCCAAGAACCAGATCATGTGGGGTAACAAGCGCGCAGAGATGTGGGGCGCCATGCGGGATTGGCTACGCACAGGCCATATACCCAACGACAGGTTCCTGAAGACAGACCTCATCAGCCCGCGCACCAAGCCGGATAGTAAAGGAACGCTGTTCCTCGAAAGTAAGAAGGACATGAAGTCGCGCGGGCTGGCGTCGCCTGACGCAGCGGACGCCATAGCGGTGACATTTGCCTTTCCTGTGGCATCTAAAGACCCACGACAAGGACGCGTTGACAGACGCTCCTCAAGCGGGTATTCTCCCGCTGGATATTCTACATCTTGGATGGGCAGCTAGTGGCAGACAAGAAAAAATCAGTTTCGTTGTCCGTTGGCAGAGGTGAGAAGTTGCCTGTGTCAAAGGGTGCGGGCCTGACAGCCGCTGGTAGAGCGAAATATAACGCTGCAACAGGCAGCAAATTGAAGGCGCCAGCGCCCAATCCGAAGACAAAGGCTGACGCAGGACGCAAGGCATCATTTTGTGCGCGCATGGGCGCGGTAGCCGCTAAGGCAAAAGACGGTGAACGCGCCAAAGCTAGTTTGAAAAGGTGGAAATGCCCATGAAAAAGGGTCTATATGCCAACATCAACGCCAAGAAAGAGCGGATCGCCGCTGGATCAGGCGAAAAAATGCGTAAACCGGGCGCTAAGGGCGCCCCCACAGCCAAGGCTTTCAAAGAAAGCGCCAAAACAGCCAAACCAGCTAAGAAGGGTAAGTAAATGCCAGCTAATAAATACACCAAAGCCCTGTATAAGACAGGCACTGTAAAGGCTGAAAAGGCTGCAATGGCTAACCGCGACCCAGCACGCGCACGCGCAGCTATGGAGCGTGTAGCTAAGGAAGGCACAACGCGCCCACCTGAAAGAATGAAGACCGCCAAGCCAGTGCAAGTCATCCGCACGACCGTGTCGATGAAGCCAACGCCAACAAAGAAGAAATAAAGTGCCTCTGGTCAAGTCGCCCAGCAAAGCCGCGTTCCGCAAGAACATCAAGGCCGAGGTAAACGCCGGAAAACCTGTCAAACAGGCGGTCGCAATCGCGTACAGCGTGAAGCGTGAATCCGCTAAAAAAGGTAAAAAGTAACCACAATGGCTGATCCGACAGGTATTAACAAAGTAGGCGACGTAGCTGACATCGGTAGCGATCCAGCGAACACTCGCGGTGACCCTGATACAATGGCAACCATGCGCCATCGGCTACAGATGTCGATGGCAGCCTATTCGGACAGCCGTGAAGACGAACTGGACGACCTACGGTTCATGGCCGGCAGCCCTGACAACCAGTGGCAGTGGCCTGCCGACGTGTTGGCGACCCGCGGTGCGGTGCAAGGCCAGACAATTAACGCACGTCCCTGCTTGACAATTAACAAATTGCCGCAGCACGTCCGTCAGGTAACGAACGAACAGCGTCAAAACCGCCCTGCCGGTAAGGTAATCCCTGTCGATGATAACGCTGACATTGAAGTGGCAGCGATCTTTGACGGCGTCGTGCGGCATATCGAGTATATGTCCGACGCTGACGTAGCCTACGACACAGCCTGTGATAACCAAGTCACCTACGGTGAAGGCTATATCCGTCTCATTACGGAATACTGCAACGAAGAGACTTTCGACCAAGACGTGCGGATTATGCGCGTCCGCAACTCGTTTAGCGTCTACATGGACCCTACGATCCAAGACCCATGCGGCGCAGACGCTGAATGGTGCTTTGTCACACAGGACATGACTAAAGACGAGTATGAGCGCGAGTTTCCAGATGCGACACCCATCTCGTCGATCCTGTCAACCGCTGTCGGCGATGAAAGCATGTCGGCATGGCTTGACGAAGACACTATCCGCGTTGCGGAGTATTTCTACTACAAGCGCAAGCGCGAAACGCTAAACCTGTACCAAGACAACGTCTCTGCGTTCAAAAACACCGACATGGATAAGCAACTGCGCGCCATGTACGGCAAGCCGATCCGCAGCCGCGAAGTAGACCGCAAAAAAGTCATGTGGATGAAAACCAATGGCTATGACGTGCTGGACGAGCGCGAATGGCCGGGCAGTTGGATACCTGTCGTGCGCGTCGTAGGTAACGAATTTGAAGTGCAAGGGCAGATTTACGTATCTGGTCTGGTGCGTAACGCCAAAGACGCACAGCGTATGTACAACTACTGGACCAGCCAAGAGGCAGAAATGCTGGCGCTGGCGCCAAAAGCACCCTTTATTGCCTATGGCGGTCAGTTCGAGGGCTATGAGAACCAGTGGAAGACTGCCAACACGACCAACTGGCCGTATCTGGAAGTCAATCCAGACGTTACAGACGGCGCTGGGAACGTATTACCGCTTCCGCAGCGTGCAGCACCCCCGCTGCCCCAAACAGGGCTGATACAGGCTAAAATGGGCGCTGGTGAGGATATTAAGTCCACCACCGGCCAGTATGACGCCTCACTGGGCGCGCAGGGCAACGAACGGTCTGCAAAAGCCATCACCGCACGCGAAAAGCAGGGTGATGTCGGCACGTACCACTATGTTGACAACCTTGCCCGTGCGATCCGTCACATCACCCGCCAGCTTGTCGATATTATCCCTAAGATTTACGACACACAGCGCATCGCGCGCATCATCGGCGTTGATGGCGAAGTTAGCATGGTTAAAATGGACCCTATGCAGCAAGAGCCTGTCAAGGAAATTCGTGACCAAAATGGCGGTCTGATTGAGAAAATCTACAACCCGTCAATCGGCACATACGACGTTATGGTCACTACTGGCCCCGGCTACATGACTAAGCGTCAAGAGGCACTCGACGCCATGTCGATGATTCTGCAATCCAACCCGCAGCTTTGGACTGTGGCCGGCGATTTGTTCATCAAGAACATGGATTGGCCCGGAGCGCAGGAAATGGCGAAGCGGTTTAAGAAAATCCTTGATCCGAAAGTCTTGGAAGAAGGCGACCAATCGCCTGAAGTCATGGCAGCCAAGCAACAGATTGAGGCTCTATCACAAGAACTCAACCGCGTCTCTGACATCATGGAGAACATCCAAGATAGCGCAGAACAGCAGAAAATCGCCATCGACAGGTACAAGGCTGAAGTGCAGGCTTACGAAGCTGAAACCAAGCGTATCTCTGCTGTACAAAATAGCATGACACCTGAGCAAATTCAGGATATTGTCATGGGTACGATTGCAGGCGCGCTGGATACAGGCGACTTGATCGGCGGTTCACCTGAAATGCGCGAAGTACCGCAGATGGACGAACAGATGCAGCAAGCCCCAGAGATGGGCGAACAGCCTGAGATGCCGATGGAAATGCCTGAACAAGCCCCTGAAGGAATGATGTAATGAGTTGCGCTGATTTTGTAGGTACATTGTTTCTTGCGCGTGACGTGGCACACTCGACGCATTTGAACACACGCAGCTACGCAAAGCACAAAGCGTTGCGGAAGTTTTACAGCGAAATCATTGATTTGGCGGACAAATACGCGGAAGCTTATCAGGGCAAATATGGCCTCATCGGCCCTATTTCGCTGATGTCGGCTAAGAAAACCAACAACATTGTCGAGTTTCTTGAAGGTCAAGTAGACGAACTGATGGAAATGCGGTATAAAGTCGTCGATAAGGATTGCACCCCAATCCAAAACATTATCGACGAGATTTTTGGCCTGTATTACAGCACGCTGTATAAACTGAAATTTCTCGCATAAGGACGCGCTATGGAACTCTTAAACCCACTAAGCAAAGCTGATTATCCTGCATACAGCGTGGCGTATACCGGCACTGCTGGTAACACATCCACATGGCCTCCCGGCGCGCAGGGCGTTGTGGTCTGGTCGGATCAGGCTTGCTACGTCGAAGTAGGTGTTGGCGCTGTCGCTACGACCGCCAGCACGCCAATCCCGCCATTTACGCCAATTCCTTTTGTGCTGACTGTCAACACGAACGGCTCGCCTTGGCGTGTGAGCGCCATTCAGGTGTCCACAGGCGGTACGGTGTACGCCAAGCCGATTAACCGGAACTGATACATGGGCTTCGGCGGCGCTCTTCGTAACGGTGTGGCTTTGGGTCTGGGAAGCATTATCTCGTTCTTTTCGGGCTATGGTCCCGATCAAGCGCAAGGTAATCTTGAAACTGAAAATGGTGACAACCTCGTCCAAGAGGACGGCGGATTGTTGCTGCTGGAGTAATTAGATGTCAGTAACCCCTTCACCCATCGGCGGCTTTGCAGCGCAGTTTTTCGATAATAACGGCGTCATTCTGTCTGGCGGTAAGATTTTTACCTATGCAGCCGGCACGACTACGCCGCAGACATCCTACACCAGCGCGTCTGGTACTACGCCGCACGCAAACCCTATCATATTGGACAGCGCAGGCCGTGTACCGGGCGGTGAGATTTGGCTGACTGACGGTCTGGTATATAAGTTTGTCATCGAAACAGCGACAGGCATTCTGCTTGGTACATACGACAACATCACAGGCGTCAACTCGAACTTCATCAACTACACGGTGCAGGAAGAAGTCATCACGGCTACAGCCGGCCAGACTGTGTTTAACCTTTCGACGATTACCTACGCGCCCGGCACGAACTCGCTGACCGTCTACATCGACGGCGTCAACCAGTATGTCGGCGACAGCTATCTGGAGACAGACGGCAACACTGTCACGTTTACGTCTGGCGTACACGTCGGCGGCGAAGTAAAGTTTACGACCGCAATCCAGACAACTACAGGCGCTGTGGACGCGTCTATTGTCAGCTATGAACCGCCGTTTACAGGTAGCGTAGCTACTAACGTAGAGGCCAAACTGGCCCAATATGTTTCGGTTATGGACTTTGGTGCTGTTGGCGATGGTGCGGCTGATGATACGGCTGCTATTCAGGCTGCATTAGACTATGTTGAAAGTGCTGGCGGGGGCGAAGTATTTGTTCCGGCTGGAAGCTATCTGTCTGGAAAGTTAATTCTGCGCGATAAAGTTTCAATTCGCGGGGTTGGAAATACATCTAAATTTATAGCCAAAATAATTTCTGACGATTTATTTTTCTCAAACGACCCAAGCCTATCTAACATAACGCTTAGTAATTTTTACGCCGATTTGACCGCGCAAACAGGCAGCAACGGCATATACATAACGCATATTAGCGATAGCGAAATATCCGGCGTTACCTTGTACAATGCTGCTGGTTTTGGCTTTTTAATTTTTAACTCTGTTCGCTGCAAATATCTTCGTAACACCATCAACACTACGCGCCAATGGGACGGAATGACGATCACCACGGGGTCTATCGACAACGTGATTGAAGGTAATATTGTTTACAACTCCTATGACTCTGGGATTGGCTTTACGGACACCCTCGGCACAACTTGCGTCGGCAACTACGTCAAGCGTCAAAAGATTAGCGGAAATTGGTACGCACCGGGCATTGATGCTGCTGGCGCAAAAAATGCCGTTATCACAGGAAATTTTGTTCTTGGAAATGAATATGGGATTTCCGTTCTTCAGCACCCTAATAGCGGATCACAACCAAAGCGCGTTACGGTTACTGGCAACACGATTGCAGATGGCGAATACGGCGTTATTGTTGGCCCTGTCGCTGTCATTCCTCCGGCGGTTTCTGAAGCCACTACTCGTGACGGAATAGTTATTAGTGGAAACAGCATTTATTCGCAGGACGTACAAGGGATTGCCGTAGTTGGCCTAGACTCCCTTGGGGTGACTGTCACTGGAAACCAGATCAGCTATTGCGCCACAGGTATTGGCTTAGACACAACAACAAAAACATCTTTGCTTGGAAATGTTGTTTTTGCAAACACGACAGGCATCAACAGCTTTAGTTCAAGCAACGTAGCCTTGAACATGGCGTTTAACGTATTTCAAGATAACGCAACGCCTTGGACGGGTACGGCTGGGTCTGGAACAACGTATATCCTACACAATAAAGGTCTGCCCGATCCAAACGGAACGTACAACCATGAGGCTTTCGCCGCTAACTGGGATTTCCCCGGCCAATTAAAACTGGGTGCGTATCATCTCTGGGTTGACGTAACAGGCGATTTACGGATTAAAAATGGCGCTCCAACTTCTGATACGGACGGTGTTGTTGTCGGAAACCAAACATAAGGATTAGATCATGGCTGATAAAAAAATCTCTGCCTTAACAGGAGCATCTACACCGCTTGCTGGAAGCGAAGTTTTACCGATTGTTCAAAGCGGTTCGACAGTTAAAGTCGCTGTTTCCGATTTGACTGCGGGTAGAAACGTAAACACGGCCAAATTGACGGCTACAGATGCTGAAGTGTCTGGCAGCGGTTATGCCGCTAGAACCCTTAAACTTTTACCAAATACGGCTGATACTGGGTATTTTACAACCATTACCGATAATATCGACACGAATATGACCATCAGTAAGGTCATATTCGGTAAGGCGACCACAAATTTAGTCTTTTTCGACGGCAATATTACCAACAGCAACGGCAACTTCGTACTCGGCACTGCTGGCAAAGGCATTACCAATTCAACAGGATCAGTTGCGTTAAACTTTAGCACGGTAGGGACAGCTTTGACCGGCGGTTCTCAGTCTGTACTGACGGGTTCATTTAACAACGTAGGCACGGCGCAGACAGTTACTCCAGACGATACCCGTGGGGGGACTATTGTCATCACGGCAATACAGCCCGGTATAGGCTCGACAACATACACGCTCCCGTTTGTAAAGCGCGGTGGTACTGTTGCAATCGGCACACCCAGCAAAGCAATTTTAACTGCTGACCCAATATTAACGGTCGCTGCGTCTGGCGGCGGTATTGTTATTACGCCTGTAGCTGCCAACACATTCATCACATACGCAATCTATTACACTCCTCTGGGGGCATAACATGACATTGACCAAAGCTACCTACTCCCTGATTAAAGGCGCTCCGCTCAATGTTGTTGATTACGGCGCTGTTGGCAACGGCGTAGCGGACGATACAGCGGCTATTCAGGCAGCTATTGACGCTGCCTTTACTGCTGGCGGTGGAGTGGTGGTGGTTCCAAGCGGAACCTATCTGCTGGGCGCGGTTACTGTAACTGGCATAGCTACCGGCGTAGCGGGCATTGTTTTAAAAGATAATGTTGTTCTTCAGCTTGACGGCACACTGAAGGTTAAAAACAACGCTTACGGCGTTGGTGCTTTTTATGGCGCAATCAGATCGCTTGATACAGGCCTAACCGGAGCATCCATTGTTGGCAAAGGCACTGTCGATGGCAATAAGGCTAACCAGATTGCCAACACGCAGGCCAGCAACATATACCTGACTTGCACCTATAATGTTACCATTGACGGAATTAACTCCTTCAATTCAAACGGAATGGGTATTCAGTTAGTTCCTGTAACTGGGTTAACCCACACAGCGTGTTCCATCGTAAACACATTTGTTAGCGACTGCACAAACATAGGCATCCAAGTAGCGCATAGCCTTTTCATGACTATCAACAACAATCGTATCACAACGTGCGTTGATAACGGGATCGACGTTTATGGCGATGACGGAGACACAAGCCCTGATAACGGACTAATTACGATATGCGGAAACACCATCGGTAACGTCCTGACAGGTGTTTTTCTAGAAACCACTAATCGCACCTCTGTGGTCGGTAACACGGTTAACGGCGCTACAACTGGATACCATTCAAACCGGATTAATGGCGCAGCGTCTGAGATTACAATCACAGGAAACGTATCTGACGATTGCGATACTGCGCTGATAGTTAGCGGTGACACAAACGGCGTTTTAATCAATTCTAACGCTTTTGGGTTTAGTGTCGCAGGGATGCAATTTGGCTTTGCAGGCGGTAACGTCAGCTATGCAGTAGCCGAAAACAACTTGCTCACGCCGACTAGCACAACGACACCGTTAATCAGCATTGTTGGCGTCACAGCTTCATTTTTGAACATTAAAAATAACTACTACAGAAGCACGGGTCATACGGTTTTTGTATCGACCACAGCGTCTACCGTAACTGCTTGCATTGTAGAGCAACCAATCAATACTGCTGGTGGTTATTGGCCGGTATCTCTTGTTTATAGCGGCAACACAACTTCTGCTGCGGCTGTAGTATTGACGCTTCCTAGCGGATGGCTAGGTGGTAAATTGGTTATTAAAGCCACTGCTGGCGGTGCATGGCACTCGGTGTGGTCAGGTTCCGTTGCAGCAAGCGGCAGTCGAACAGCAGTAGCGCAAGACTCCACGGCATTTACTACGCCGGGGAACGCTATCAGTTCAGTTGCTGGAAGCGCCGGAGCGCAAGAAGTAACAATCACTTTTGCTGCCACAGGGTCGGGCATTGCCTACGCGGCTATTTTCACTTCATTTTAATGATATATGAATTTTGAAAACCTAGCGCGATAGATGAGCTAGAAACAGGAGAATAAAAATGGCTTTAGAGAAAAATGTATTGGTCGATCTTATCGAAGTTGTCCAAAATGGTTGCGTACACGTCCGCACAAAGACCGCCATCCTCGAAGACGGCGAACAGATCAGCGAAGTATTCCACAGTCACACTGTTTCCCCCGGCGATGACTACAGTGCCGAAGATGCACGCGTGCAGGCTGTCTGCGCCGCCGCGCACACCGCTGACGTAGTGGCTGCGTATGAAGAAGCAAAAGCCGCGGGGCAAGCTAAACTGGCACTGCCAGAAGTAGAAGCGTAACAAGATTGCCAGACTGCATCAAATGATGTAGTCTAGCCACCAACCGTACTGATGCGGCTCATCAGGAACTCTTTAAGGGTTAAACATGGACGATAATGTCTTTACCGAAGCGGATGCCTCCGCGCCAGAACTCGAAGCCACGGCAGCAATCGAGCCTGTAGAAAACACGACGCCGGAAGAGCAGTCTGCTGAGCAGGAAGCACCCAAGACCTTCACACAAGAAGACTTGGACGCCATTGTAGGCAAACGACTCGCAAGAGAGCAGCGTAAATGGGAACGCGAACAGGCTCAAAGAGCAGAGGAAATGCAGGCACGGCAGCCGCCGATCCACGACATTACCCCTGATCAATTTGAGACTTATGAGGATTACGCAGAGGTTTTGGCCGAGCGTAAAGCCGAAGAACTGCTGGCACGCCGTGAAAAGGACAGCCAGCAACGTGCAATGCTAGAGTCTTATCACGAACGTGAAGAGGCGGCGCGGGACAAATATGACGACTTTGAACAAGTCGCCTATAACCCCAACCTTCCAATCACCGACGCGATGGCGATGGCAATA